CTTTACCGCCGGTTGGATTTGTAGGACTATTTCTTCCTTTTAATGCCGCCAATGCTGGAGGAACTCCCCCTTTTTTAGCAGATTTTTTAGCAGCAGGTTCTCCACCTTCAGTTGACGCCCCCTTTTTGTTTTTTCCGTCTTTAACTTCGAATGCTGATCTATGAATAGCCCCATTAACTGCCTCTGATAGAGTGTTACCAGTAACTCTTTTATTAGAAAGTTCTAAACTATCAAATCCAGGAAGAATATCCTGTACATCTTTAAATGTTGAAGCTTGTGTGCTTGCTATACTGCCGATAATTAATGGTTTCTGTCCGTCAGGGTCCAAGTAAAAACCAATAACCCAAGCACCAACCTTTAAATTATTAGATCCTGCAGGTTGACCTGTTCCGAAAGGAACATTCACAGGCAACATAACATTAGCCCACGGAAGATCTTCTGTTTTAGTTACGGTTCCTTTTTTGTGATGAACCCCAACAATTCTAACTTGAACTCTTCCGCTATTTTTTATGTCAATAACATTTTCAACCTGTCCGATGAACCAGTTAAATCCATCAGATCCGATATTATATGTTGGAAATATTGTAGATAAAACTGGATCCATATTATCCCTTTACTTTACTTGGTTCTTCTTCTATACCATATGTATCACGAATTAATGTCAAACTAGTTTCAAAAGTTTGTCCGGTTTCATCTGCCATATTAAAATTATGTGATAATTTTGATATTAAATATTTTCCACTTGATTCATTATCCCAGTTATTTCTTTTTCTTTCCTCTTGTGATGCCATATTTGGCAGATATATTTTAATTTTTTCACCAACTGTTAAATTATAATTTCCTGGGATATTAATTTCTAATTTTTGTAGTTCTAGAACATTTCTTCTAGCAATTCCTTGGGCGATAAGATATTTCGTTTCGTCAGGATATCCACCACCATCACCACCCTCTTCAGGATCTCCAACCTCTTCACTAAAATTCCAACTTTCATTATCAATTACCATAGACATTACCCTAGATGGAGGCAATTCACTTTCACCATCAACAGTAGTAGCAAATATAGGTAAATTATCTTGATATCCTAATTTTGCCATATTGTTAAATGTGTCCTTCATATTATAAACAATTTCTTCAGTTTCTGCAGTCGCATAATTATATAAAACCATCTTATTTGAATAGACACCTCTCTGCATTTTGTCTAAAAGATCAATCTCTGTTGTAAATCTGTATGCTTCTATTGTATAATAATTATTTTTTGACCCAGCATAATCTAATGCAGGAGAAGCAAAATATTCAGCAATTGCTGGTTTACCATCAAAATTTTGTTTACCGTCATCACAAAGTTTATCTATAGAATTAAATACAAATCCGTTTTTGTTTTGAAAAAATAAATAACCTGCAGTTCCTTTTACGGTCTTATCATTTTCACTGTTTTCAGTAGAAACTGTATTATTTTTTGAAGACCCAAGTCCAATATTGTTATATGCATTCTGTGATACTGATCTAACTAATAAATTTCTTATAATTGAAGTTACACTTTTTCTTGCTGGATAGAATGATATAGTGTTTCCGGTAGATTCTATATCTAATTCCTCCTCAGTTTGTAGATAATTTTTAAGTAAATCTTTTACTATTTCACTTGGTTTGCCACTTAATTTTTTAACAACTCTCTGATATTGATTTGTAAATGCCTCACTCGGTAACAAAGCTAAACTATATGTTTGTGTATTTGCACTAAATTTTCTATTATAAACTTTCCAAATTCTAAATTTTAATTCAAAAGACTCTAACACTGCATCTGCAGCACAATTAAATTTTATAGTTACTAATTCTCCACCTTGAATTGGGGCGGTTTTAATTAAATTGGCACCACTATCAATTACCGCTAATGTTGCTCGAACAAAAGGTTCATCTATATCTTCATAATACTGAAATAACGGACATAATGCAGTAATATCTTCAACTGTTCCTCCCCAAGTTGTTATTTCAATACTTTCCGGAGAAAAATCTTTTACACTTGCCATTTATAATTCTCCTACACTATAGCCCATGGATTAATATAACCGGTATCCAAATTACCTCCCGGAGATGAAGACCACATATTGTTACTTACTATTCCACTTCTATTAGCCATAGTTGATGCTGAACTTGTCTTAAAATTGGTATTTAGAATGGGATCCAATGCATTGTTGCCAGTATTAAATGGTTTGTTTGCTACCGCTGGCGCTGCTCCAGAGTTTGCTGCAGCTGCTGCACTAGCTATTTGAGGTGCTGAAGATGTTGTTTCTTTTCCAATATCTAGTAAATTTAAATCTCCGCTAGGATCCACTCCAGAACTACCAGGAGGACGCTTCTCGAAATGTAGGTGCGGATCTTTGGTTTTTCCGCCACCAGTTTTGCCAATTTCGCCAATAGCCTGACCTGTATATTTTTCACCTACTTTTATGTCTGGATTAATACTCTTTAAGTGACCAAAATAATATTCAGTTCCTGTTTGGTCGTCTTTAATAATAACTAAATTTCCATATGTGCCCATGGGACCGGCATGTGTTACTGTTCCATGTCTTCTAAATCCAACATAGTAACCAGTTTCCTGACTAGTTCCAATATCAACACCATTATGGTGTCTTCCGTGCCACTTACTATATCCAAAATCGGCAGCTTTTCCAACATATTGGTGTCCTACTGCTCCCCCAGTTCCACGCACTCCTGCCCCCAACCCTTGCGCCAAAGATCCTCTAGTTACCTCATTTATTACAGCAGTTCCAGATAAATTGGCTGCAACAGGCGATGATGAATTTCCTCCACCATTACCACCACCATTACCGCCACCACCATTACCTCCTCCATTACCACCACCATCATTACTTTCGTCATCTTTACCATATTTACCGAGCTCAGATGCAACTGCTTTACCACCAAATAGAGTATCTAAAATTCCAATAGGAAATCCAAGAGCAGTAACTAATGGTTTTAATAATGGTTGCGCTGCTTTAGCTATAACATTAAAAAATGGCAATTTGGATGCCATAAATCCAAGTGTTGACAGCATTATTCCACCACCCAACATAGTTGGAATGCTGTATAATTTACTCATATCTTCAGTTGTAGATTTATCTCCCATCAAAGATTGACCCGCAGGTCTATTTGTAGGAATAACAGCAGATGGACCTACACCAGAAATGTCTGTAGGATTTGTAAGAGTTTTTGATCCACCACCAAATAATCCACCAATAAAATTAGTAACACCAGAAGCAGCACCACCAAGAGCATTACCGATGCCACCTAGAGCATCACCAATACCTCCCATCGGATTAATTAGCATACTAAGTAAGGGTCCAACTGGGGGAGGTAAAAATTTATTGATTACATCAGTAATAATTCCACCACCAGAAAGTTTTGTTTCACCTTTCTTTCGCGGCATAATAATTCCGCCATTAGAAAGTTTTGTTGATTCCATTCTTGGAGTAAATCCACCCTGACCAAACATTCCTCCACGTTCTCCGGGACTTTTAGAAGCCCAAGGAGTAGGAGAATTCATAGGTTGTGGACCTATGGGTCTAGAATAAGAAGAAGATGTTGGTTTTATATTTGTTCTTTTGCCACGAAGAGATCTACCAAAACTATAACCACTACCTTTGGCACCACCTCTTCTTCTACTGACAGCATTTACAACATTCTTAAATATATTTCCAATGTTATATCGACCACCTCCAGAAGCAGCTCCATCTCCAGCAGCTTTGACATTTGTAGTACCTGCTGTATCTGCTTGTCCTTCCGATCTTGCTTCTGCTTCTTCTTGTTCTTTCCTATTAGATGCGTCGATAGTAAGATCTAATTCTGTCTGATGAACTTTTACTTCATCTGCAGATGTTTCAGAAATACTTGATGTGGATTTATCTAAATCTTGTACTGATGTTTCTACTGTGGTAGCAGAATTATCTACGTTATTAACAGATGCTGCTGTTTTTTCCGTAGTTGAGGTGAGATTACTTATGCTGCCTTTGATTTTGTCAATGGCATCCAACATAAGTTTGAAACCTTTTCCTAAGGTTCCAACCATACCAGAATCTTTCACTTCTCTATCAGAAGTGTCTGGCATTTCTCCCGGTCTGATTAATCCAGCTTGTGCCGCAAATCTTTCCTTTTCACTTGCTGCGGGGTCATACTTTGTCTCTGGATCTCTTTGAAATGCACCTACAGAAGTTCTAATTTTGTCTTTTGCTTCAAATGCTAATGCTTGCTTGAAAAAATATCCTTTGTTTTTAGATCCTCTCTTTTCTTTTAACGACCTAAGTTCTTGTACGTCAGATTGGTCTACACCATCTTCTGATTGGGCGTCCTCAGTAATTTTCTTTTTGAGCTCATCAATTCTGTCGTCAGCAAATTTACGCGATTCTGCCGCACGATTACGAATTTTTCTAAGTTTTCCTACTAAATTGTCAATTCCATCTTTTGATTGTGCGCTTTGCCCAACCGGAGTGACCTTTATAGTTCCTGCACCCATTTATAAGAACCCCCTCATAATATTTATCCTAAGTATTTTGCAATTTCATGTTATACAAATCTGAAACTGTCAGTCCAAAACCAGATCCTTTACTTGAGGAATATACACCATCTCCGGTGCTAGCAATGGTTTGTCCAACTGGAATAGGAACCGGAACATATTGAATTCCTCCCCCATTCATCGCTGTTTCTATATTTGCAGGAAGTGAAGTTGGCATTGGAGCAGAAGAGTTAGTTGTACTTGCCTTTACTATTGTTGTAGGTGAAGATGAAGGTGGAGTGGCAGCGATTACTGGTCCTTGATGTTGTGGAGTTGATCCAGCAGACGCTGCACTTGATGAGGATGTACTAGATGTTGATGAGGATGTACTAGATGTTGATGGAGATGCACCACCCATTGTTTGAATTATGTTAGCAACGTTCCGCTTATATGCCTCTGGATCATTATTATCCTTTGGAGGAGCATAGTCATAAGCAAGATGAGCCCATGCTGTATTTGGATCTGGATGTGCATTAAAGTTGTCACTATATCTGTCTGTCTTATGCCAAAATTTAATGTGTTCCCTAACGGAATCTTCCATTGAATTATAGTTAATAAAATTACCGCTAAGATCTCTCTGATTGAATGGATTATTACCAGCCATCTGACTTAAATATCCAGTTTCGACCATCGCAATAGCAGCTACCAACTCTGGGAATTTGGCACCACCTACTTTAACTGCCAGATCATATATCTTTTTATATGCTTCTCTCTGACTTAGATTTAAATTTATAACATTACCAGTTGCGGGGCCCGTTCCGGGAGTTCCAGGACGTGATGGACCGTTACTACCACTGGATTTATTTTTATTTTTACCACCACCAAATAAATTCTTGAAAAAGTTTACAACTCCACCTAAAATACCACGACCTTTTTTCTTCCCTTGATTACTCACATTTTCTTTTGTTTGTGCTTGAGTTGTTGCAGATTTTATCCTATCAGCTTTAAAAGATCCTAAATCTGCCGCAAATGTTGGTATATTATATTTTGAGATAAGTGGTTGTATAATTGGATTTATTAAAGGACCTAATGCCCTACCATAAAGAGGATTACTAACAATACCAGAAGCTGCTGATAAAGTTGGTCCCATTACTGGTAAGAAACTTGCACCGGACTTCAAACTGTCCATAACTCCTCTACCAACACTTGATGTTAGAGAGTGAACGACTTCATTTCCTGCTTCACCAGCAATAATTCCACCACCAGATAGTTTTGTATCACCTTTTTTATCTGGAGTTGGTGCAAGTATGTCTTTTGTCAATAAAAGTGCGTCAATACCTGCTGATATAGCAGTTCCTGGTCCTGGGAATGTTGATGCAATACCAGATGCAATTTCTCCTAATCCACCTAACCAATCGCCATTAGCAAATCTATCGATAGAGAATAATCCACCCATAATAATGCTAAGTCCAGGAATTTTTTTAAGTAATCCTTTTCCTAGTGCTCCTCCAGCTTTACCAACAATCTTACCACCTACTTTCTTGATTGCACCCTTGCCTTTCGAAAGAAGTCCTTTACCTTTCCCTGCTAAATTTTTTCCTAAATCTTTTGCTTGATCTGCTTTCTTAGCAAATCCTGAAGATGGTTTTGGAGCATCTGGTTTTACTGATGTTGGTTTGGAACCTGGTTTTGCCTGCCCTGCTGTGGTTTTATCGTAACCTGGATCGCCGGGTAACTTACCACTAGCATCCATCATATCATCAAGAGTTGGGGTGCTACCAGCTCTTGGGAATAATCCTTCAGTAACCGCCCATAATGCCGCCGCTTTTCCTAAGGCACCAGCACCTAGTCTGGCTCCCATTCCAAGTGCTCTGCCACCTAGTCCCCTAATAGCTCCTGGTGCTCTACTAGCAAGACCTCTACCAAGTCCAAGTGCTCTGCCACCTAGTCCCCTAATAGCTCCTGGTGCTCTACTAGCAAGACCTTTGCCAAATCTAAGTGCTTTACCACCTAAAGACTTTGCTCCTCGAACAAATTGACCACCTTTTAATCTACCATATCTTCTTAAAGTTCTAAAAAATCTACGAGGATTTCTTAGTCTTCTCCACCATTTTCTAGAACCCCTG